CGGTGCAACAGGTGGTGGTTCGGATACGGTGTTTTTTGAGAACAGCTTGATTGTGACGGCAGACTACACCATTCCCTCCGACAAGAACGCCGGTACCTTTGGCCCCGTGTCAGTCAACAACAGCATCACCGTGACCGTACCAGACACCAGCGTCTGGTCAATTGTTTAAGGAACCATCATGGGCGTTAAATTAGTTTCCTCTAGCGCGGGGTCTGTAGAGATCGTTGCGCCAGCCACCGCCAGCAACTTTACGGCCACGATGCCTGCGGGCACTGGCACTGTTGCGGTTCAAGGCGCGTCTACGAACATCGTCTCTGCTACGGTGCAAGCATCCACTTCAGGAACCGCAATTAACTTTACCGATATTCCATCATGGGTACGGCGAGTTACGGTGGTGTGTTCTGCTCTTAGCACAAACGGGTCAAGTAATCCAATTGTGCAGTTAGGAACCAGCGGCGGCGTACAAGCAACTTCTTATACAGGTTCTGTTTGGCTTGCCAACACATCAAACAATTTAAACTCAACTGGGTTTTTTATATCGCCCAGTGTCGGTACGGCTACTGTTCTTGAGTCTGTGATTACTCTTGTATTGTTAAATTCTGCTACCGGCTTATGGGTTGCAAGCATTGTTAGCTCACAGTCTAATAGCGCTACTTCTATTGTTGGAAGCGGGTCTAAAACTCTTAGCGGCACACTAGACCGAGTCCGCATCACCACAGTCAACGGCACGGACACCTTTGACGCCGGTTCAATCAACATTTTGTACGAGTAAACTATGACCACTAAAATTGATGGCAACAACGGCGTCTTGCAGTCGTATGACTTCCAGGTTCTGACGACTGGTTTCTCGTACACCTTCGCCACCGGCACCACCACGCTGATCATCCAGCCCGCCGGTACGCTGGCGACTGGCACGATCACGATGCCAGCCTCACCCGCTGACGGCATGGTGATCACTTTCACCACCACGCAAGAGATCACAGCGCTGACAGTGGCCGCTAACACAGGCCAAACCATTGGTGGCACTCAGGTAGCCTTGATGGCGGCTAACAGCGCTATGAGTTTTGTGTACCGCTTGTCTAGCTTGACTTGGTACCGCAACAGCGCCCCCGCGCTAGGCAACGTGGGCACTGCACCCGTGTACGCAGCTAGGGCTTGGGTAAACTTCAACGGAACTGGTACTGTGGCTATTCGTGCGAGCGGGAATGTGTCGAGCATTACGGATAACGGCACGGGGGACTATACGGTTAATTTTACGACTGCAATAACCGATGTTAATTATGCAGTTAGTGGATCAGCTAGATACACTACTGCTACAAACTCTATGTATCTTGCAATAGGTGCTTCCGGTGGTGGTGGAACTTATAGCACTTCAGCGCTTCAAGTACGTTCAGTTAGCTTTAGTAGTGGCACATCTTTTGACTGCGATATTGTAAACATTGCCATCTTCCGTTAATCAAAGGACTAAAAAATGAATCAAAGAATCATTTACCCAACAGACGATGGCGGCGTAGCAGTCATTATTCCAGCCGAGTCAGTTGAGGCCGCAATGAAAGACATTCCCGAAGGCGCGGAATATCAGATCGTTGACACGGCTGATGTGCCTTCAGACAGAACATTCAGGGGGGCATGGACATGGGAATAACTATTGATCTGGGCAAAGCCAAAACGATTACGCATGACAAGCGCCGCGTTGCGCGTTCTGCTGAGTTTGCCCCGTTAGACATCAAGGCATCTATTCCGTCTGAAGCGGTGGCGGCAGAGGCTGCGCGTGCGGCCATCCGCACTAAGTATGCTGAAATGCAAGCAGCTATTGATGCGGCGGCTGATACGGCTACCCTTAAAACTATTGTTGAAAGCCTGTAATGCCAATAACAATCAACGGAAGCGGCACCATCACTGGTGCATCAACTCTGGCGACAACTGTTGCCAGCCCCACGCTGACCACACCGAACATCAACTCGGCGCAGTTTGCTACCGTGACCGGCACAGCGCCTATCTATCCTTGCCGCGTTTGGGTAAACTTCAACGGCACAGGTACTGTTGCAATTCGTGCTAGTGGGAATGTGACGAGCATTACAGACAACGGTACTGGTGACTACACAGTTAACTTTACGACTGCGATGCCTGATGCAAATTATACTTTAGTTGCAACAATAAAACCTACAGCGGCGGCAAGTAGTACAAATGGAAAAGTTGTAAATATTCGTTATGACACGAATTTAGCTACATCTTCATGTAGGTTGTGGTGCAATAGCACAGGCGGGGCAGAAGATATGGATGTAGTAGCTGTTGCAGTTTTTAGATAAGGTAACCCAATGAACTCAAGAATCATCTACAAAACACCAGACGGCGGCGTGGCAGTCATCATCCCCGCTGACACCATTGAAGCCTGTATGAAAGACATCCCCGAGGGCGCTGAGTACGCCATTGTGGATGTAGCAGACATTCCAGAAGATCGTACATTCAGAGGAGCATGGACATGGGCATCGTAATCGACCTGACCAAAGCCAAGGCCATCACGCATGATGCGCGTAGAGCCGCCCGTGCCCAAGAGTTTGCGCCACTGGATGTAAAAACATCTATTCCGTCAGAGGCCGCAGCCGCTGAAGAAGCGCGTGCGGCTATCCGCACCAAGTACGCTGAGATGCAGACCACTATTGACGCTGCTGCTGACGTGGCCGCGCTAAAAACAATCATAGAGCAACTAGCATGACCGAAGACATCACCCACCGCGAAATCTACGACCGCTTGGTGGCCGTTGAGGGCAAGGTCGATGCCCTGACCGAGAACACCAAAGACGTGACGGCGGCGTTTGCTGCCGCCCAAGGCGCGTTCAAGGTGCTGGAAATGCTTGGCAAGCTAGCCAAGCCACTGCTGTGGCTGGGTGGCCTGTTCGTGGCGGCTGCGGCCTTCTGGGATAGCTTTAGAAGCCGCTGAGATGGACGCGCTGCCGCCGCCACCGCCAGCAGCACAAGCACCCGCCCCAACCTTTGAATGCGTGCGCTGGTCATGGTCATCAGACCGCAAAGAGGTCTGGTGCTTGCAATGGCGTGAGCGAGGCAAGCCTGAACCTAAAAAGGTAGCTGAAAGTGATTGATCCATTAACGGCGCTAGCAGGCATACAAGCAGCAGTCGCGCTGATCAAGAAGGTCAGCAAGACTGTTGACGATGTATCCTCGCTCGGGCCTGTGCTGGGCAAGTACTTTGATGCAAAGTCCACCGCTACCAAGGCTGTTGTTCAGGCCAAGAAATCCAAGTCATCGATGGGCACCGCCATCCAGATCGAGATGGCGCTTGATCAGGCCAAGCGGTTTGAAGATGAGTTGCAGCTACTGTTCATGCAGTCCGGCAAGATTGATGTCTGGAACAAAATCAAGTCTAGGGCGGCGGCGATGGACGTGGAGTCTGCCCATGACGCCAGACGTGAGCGTGAGGCAGCAAACAAGCGCAAAGCAGAAATGGATGAGGGCATTGAACTTGTGCTGATGGCAAGTGTCTTTTTAATCTTAATCGGCGCTATTATTTATTTCACCCTCGGCGTCCTTGAGCAGCAAAGATGAGCGCCGAGCAGTTAAGCCTGGTTGACAAAGTGCTGGCGTATGTCAGCAGCCCGTTCCGTCTGTTTGCGATGGTACTGATGGCCGTGCTGACCTTTGCCGGCTATTTTGTATACACGAACCAAGAACTTCTGATCGGCGCCTACAAGGAATCCAAGAAGATTCCGAGCATCGCTGAAGACCGCGTAGAAGACGCCGCCGCCCACCTGTTCAAGCAGTCCGGCGCGCTGGTGGTAGCGGTCTTCAAAGTCAACAGCATGTTCGGCACTCGGGTTCTGTACCGCGCCTACGGCAAGAACGGCAGAGACAAAACCAATGACGGCTTGGACGTGGGGCTGTTCACCCAGAACGCCGCCAACAACAGCGATGTTGTTAAGCTGATGGCAAACGAGATTCCATGCAGCGAATACAAATCGGCGCAGTCGGAGATGGGCTTGTGGTACATCGCCAAGGGCGTGGCCTACACTTGCCGCATCAGCGTGCCGCCGGAACCTGGGCGCTTTGTCGGCCAGATTACGGTAGGCTGGGCTACCCAGCCAGAGGACATGGACAGCACCCGCGCCATGTTACAGATTGCAGCAACCATGTTATCAAGGAGTAAACAGTAATGTTCCCCCTCACAGCCCTATTAGAAGTTGGCGGCAAGCTGATTGACAAACTTATTCCAGACCCGCAAGCCAAGGCCAAAGCGCAAATGGACTTGGCTCAAATGGCGCAAGACGGCGAGTTAGCCAAGATGGCAAACGACACGGACTTGTACAAGACCGAACAAAACAACTTGACCGAACGCTTGAACGCAGACATGAGCAGTGACTCTTGGCTGTCTAAGAACATCAGGCCCATGACGCTAGTCGCCATTTTTGTTGGCTACTTTACGTTTGCCATGATGAGCGCCTTCAAGCTAGACGCCAACGAGGTCTACGTTACCCTGCTGGGCCAGTGGGGCATGTTGGTCATGTCTTTCTACTTTGGTGGCCGCACGCTTGAAAAAATTATGGACATGAAGAGCAAAAAATGACACCACACTTCACCCTTGCGGAACTGACCGCTACCAGCCACCGCCAGTTTGACAACACGCCCAACGAGAAAGAACTAGCCAACTTGCAAAAGCTGGCTGAGTTCTTGGAGCAAGTCAAGACCACGCTGGACGGCAAGCCCATTATGATCAACAGCGCCTTCCGGTCAAAGCAAGTCAACGACAGCGTAGGCAGCAAGGACACCAGCCAGCACCGTCTGGGCTATGCGGCTGACTTCAAGGTGCCGGGCATGACGCCAGACCAAGTTGTGCGGGCCATCATTGACTCTGACTTGCAGTTTGACCAGGTTATCCGTGAGTTTGACGCTTGGACGCATGTCAGCATCAGCCCCTCACCGCGCCGTCAGGCGCTGATCATTGACCGCGCTGGGACTCGACCTTTCGCATAAGCGCGCGGTACGCCTCAATGGCGTCCTTGAGGTCGCATTGAAGCTGCTGAATCCGGTCGTCTTGCTCAACCATCTTGTCGTTTGCTTGCTGCGCGAACGCCGCTAGGTTTTCTTGCGTCCAAGTTTTGAAGTTTGACATGTTCTTCCGTTATGAATTTATGGCCGTTGCCGCACTCTCGGCGGCGTAGTGTAAATGAGCCTTTGTTTCGCGTGTCGCTGACAGTTGTCCATGTGTTGCAAGTTGGGCATTTCAAGTGTTTTTCTCCTGCTCTGGCTGTGCCAAGGCTTCTTGCCAATTTTGTACTTGCGCATCATCAAGCGACAGGCCGCGCATTTTTGCAAAATCTTTGATTGCATCCACTGCTGGCGATGCGTCATCAGCAGATGACAACATGATTCGCTTAGGGCGCGATGTAAGCCACGCCATGAAGTCAAACAATGCGCCAGCTATCATGCCGTGTGACACATCTTGCGCCTTATAAAGCTCGTCATATTTTGCGTACAGCTTCGCAACATCTCGCAAGGCCAAGGTGTCGTAGTCTGGGTGGATGCTGTCGCTCTCTTTCCAGTAGCCAATCGCGGCAGTGCAAATGCCAGCCATCTGCAAGCGGTACTGCTCAATGTCTTGCAGCGCAGGTTCTTTTAAGGCCATGCCGCCAACAACATCAATCAGCCTGTGTATCTCCGCCACAAGCGCCGCAGTTGTTTCAGCGTCTACCGGAACTACAGCTTCGGGGAATAGCCACTCTTCTTTCATATCAATACCCCCATCGAATGCGGAAACACACAAGGTATAGGTGCAGCACGAACTCGTCACCACTGCTAAAAAACCCAATGGCAAAGCAGGGCCACTTGCGCGGCAAGAACTCAGTTATCAGGTGTAATCTTTTTCTCATCATTCTTCCCCCGTCAGGTTTCTGATCTCATCTTGCAGGCCAACGATCTGCTCGGCGCGGGTGATGAGTATCTTATGTAGCGTGTCAATCTCTATGTGCAGAGCGGCAATTTCTGCACCCATACGCTGCATCTCCTCGACCAGCACTGCTTCGGTGTTCCAATCTGGTTTATATGGCTCATTTGTGCTGTACTTGCGCCCGTTGTTGTCCGTGAGTATTCGCTCAGTCATTCCAAGCCCCCTTCCATTGCCCACTGCTCGGCTTTCTTGGCCATGAACAAGCCCTCGGCGCGGGTCATCTTTGACGACCTGACAATGAGCACGCCCGCTGAGTCATAGCCAAGCACCAGCACATCAGTAAGCTCCTTCATTAGGGCCGAGTTCAGCGCCTGCTCGGCTGTGTAGTTGACGCTGGCTGGCAGCGCGATAACAGTCATGTTGTTCATATCTTTGTCTCCTTAATGTCGTGCGCGGCTTCAACAGCTCTCATTAAATCAGCCCAGCTAGTTCCTTTTTTGGATTCCCAATTGGTGTAGATTTCAACGATCTGCTCATCCGTCAGCGGCTTGCGCTGTGGTGGGGTGGTGTAGAGAGGGTCTTTCCAATCCATTCCTTTTTCGTAAACAAGGTGCTTTCGCTTTACCTCGTCCAAGTCCTGAACACACGCCACCGGCTCCTGCTCTGGCTGTGCCAAAGTTTCACGGATAGCGGTGATGGCAGCTTGCTCACGCTCATGCGCGAATCCTGCAATGTTCCCTGTTCGCTCCAGCGCCTCAAGCGCCAGCTTCAGTGTTTCGTCTTTGGTCATATCAGCAGACTCCAAATGTAAAACCCCGTGAAGAAAAACAGGGCTGCTATCACCACCAGTGCCACCAGCACAAAGCCGACCACAACACTGCCGATCATCTGCCAAGTGTCTGACACGGGTTCAATGTCGTCTGGTATCACTGGATACGGTTTGATCTTCCTAATTACCGCTGATGGGTCTGGTTCTGGCGCAACGTACAGTAACTTTGCATCCGTGAAGTGGCAAAGGTGGTCACACTGTGGCTTGTGAGGGCAGAGCGCAAGCCCTGTATCGCATACTGTTTTCATGCTGGCTCCTTTGGTTCTGGTGGAGAAAGATACGCTTTCAGGCGCTTGACGCGGTTCTTGTTGTAAGTCACCAGCGAAGTCGCGTATTCGACAGCGCTCTCGGCTTGCAGCAGTTCGTGCTCGGCGTGCATCAGTTCGTGCGCCACGGCCTGCGCTGGCGTGACGGTCTTCATCATCAACCGCAACTCTGTCCAGATGTACTTAAACATGTTTTGCCTCCTGTAGTAGTTCAATCCGTTCGCGGCTGACCCGCAGCGTGTTGTAGCGTTGGTGCAGGCGCTCCAAGACCGACACGCGGCGCTGGTTCTTGCGCTCCTCCATCAGCATCTCCAGCACTTGCGCCTCGGTCAGCGTCCGCAGTTCTGCGTTAAGACTTCGCCATGTAGTCATAAATTTTCCTTTCTAGCTTAATAATTATTTTGTCCAACCTAGCGACAGTGCGCGTTGCCGCGTTTGCCTCCCTTTGCCGTATCTTCATCTCAGCCAACGCCGCCTTTAGCTGCGCCTTCCATAAATCAATCCGTCTCATTTCAAAGCCTCCAATGCAATGTCCTACAATGTGCGCTTGTCGTGTAGCGCGCCCCAAATCTTCTCGTCAACCGTCTTGTGCGTCAGCATGACGTAGCACC